ACATACTGCGGCGTGCTTCTTCCACATCAGACTCGGCCATCCTGGTATTTTCCGAATAGTCCGCTTGCAGTGAGACCCACTCAGGAAATTGGTCATCAAAGCCACGGTTCCAAAATTGCGAAAACCAGTTCAGTTTACCACGAGGTGTACTAATAAATATAGCTTTTGCACTAGGCTTATCTAGGGTGGGGCGTAGTGCAACATTAAAGGCTGCTTCACCGCCCTCGCCCAGCGCGGCCTCGTCGAATATGATTAAATCGTAACTGCGACCCACAGTGCTGTCCACTGTAGACAAGCTGCCCATGCGGATTGTAGAACCATTTGACAATTCAATAATCTTGTCCTTTAAGTTGTCGCGGGTAACCTCAAGATCAAAGTGTTTTATCAACCGTCTCTGCAACTCAAACGAGATGCTCGAAAGGTTGTAGTTTGGACTAATAATCAACACATTTGAATTGGGCACTAGTGTTACTAATTGCCCAATTACGTTAGCTATGTAAGTTTTGCCCAGGCGACGGGCAAGTGCGGCGCAGATAAAACGGTACTTGGGATCGTTGACTGCGTTGATTAAGGCAATTTGTGGGCGATTAATGGTTTCGTAAATTCCCAACAGCTTTAGGTAGTTGTCGATTGGTAATTTAATAAATCGCTTATCACCAGGAAACTCTACTATGTGGTCGCATTCTATGTCATTGCGTGAAACAACTAACATTTAAACCCCCGAAGCCAACACAATTTTGCAGATGTGTTCCAGTCGTTCAATATGCTCCATGGCTCGCCAGGGGCTACTATCCACAGCCACCACGCCGTGGCCTACCATTCCCACCACATTATAGTCAAGTTGACCAGTTTGTGCATTTAAGCCTAAATGCTTAACACAACTATCAGCCAGCTGCTGTGTTATGGGTGGTAGCAGTGGCACATTGGGACCCACACTGGTGTACCTGCTCAATTCCGGAAATGTGGTGGTTAGGTTGTTTAACTCAATACCGCGGTGCATGGCTGCTATACAGTAGGTGGGGTGCAAGTGTAGTACAACACGCACATCACCCACAATCTTTCGTTGCAGCTGCAGGTGCATTGGCAACTCGCCACTAGGTTTCAACATAGCCGAAATGTCGGTGTACGTGAGTGGTTTGCCTTGCAGGTCCAGTTTCTTAAACTGCTCTGGTTGTAGGGTCTGCTTGCGGACGCCAGTGGGTGTCACATAGAAGTGGTCGCGGTCGTGGTAACGGATACTACAATTGCCGTCACGGGCAGTAATCCAGTTGCGTTTATAGGCTTCACAAAATATTTCACTAATTGTTTCTAACATTAATCTATTTTCCCTGCTAATTCTTTATAACCCTGCCAACTTGGATGTATGCCATCCACTTGCAGTTTTGTGGTGCTGATTATTCTGTCATTCCAAGATTTGGCTAAAATTTCTACTACTTCTACAATGTGCGGTTTGCAAAATTTAGGATTGCAAGGTGGTAGTATCCACACAACTTGTTCTGCGCTAACACGCTGGCGTAAACTATTTAGCTCACGAAAAGTATTGACACCACTGTGATCATTGGTTCCCAAACTAATAATTACTTGCTTTGCTTGCAAGTTGCGATCTTTAAATCTGCGATTCCACTGCCAAGTATTTAATCCGCCAACACTCATGCTAACACACTCTGGTTTTGCTCGGTGTGTGCCCACTGCAATACTGTCGCCTAATATTAAACAGTCAAACATTAAATGCCCTCGCCAGTCATTAACCTTTGCACAAGCTGTGCGTACTTGGAGCCTTCCAAGCCTTCGTTAATCTGCACATTTACTTGCTTTTGAGGTCCCGCCACCTGATTGCGAGCCTTTTCCAGCTGTATTTCACGGTCTAGCAAGTCCATTGACATTTTATGTGACATTTGTAAGAGCTCAGCAATGTCCTTGCTTGATCCAACGCCAGACTCCTCCAGCTCTTGAAACTTTTGGCGGATAAGTGCGTCCATGGCTTTGCGCATTAAAAAGCGGTTGTTGTAGCCCATGTCCTTGAATACGTGGTCTATATAGCTGCGCACTTCGCGGCGATCTAGGTAGGTTGTTACCAGTTGAGGGTCTATGTCCAACTCCTCAGCAACCTTGCGTGCGTCTTGAAGTTGCAAGTATGCATTGGCTACTTCAAGTGCCTCAGGGCTGATCTGTAGCGTTTCCGCTGGTAGGTGTGTTGTCATCTTTATCCTCTACATACTGATAAAATTTTTGTTCTTGGTAGGTGAGTGTATGTTTGTGAGTTCGCCTGGGATTACCACACACTGGGCACTGTGGATTGCCGCAATCTAGGGCATGGTGCTTGTTATAGTAGTGCTTGCTTGTATCCTCGATGCCATGTAATCTAGCGATCTTTTGTTGCTGCAGCTGTTTGCACTCACTATGGTGTCTACGTAAACTATGCTTGGTTTTAAAATCTTGGGCACTCATTTTAACACTCCTGTTTTGTACGATTATAGCAGCTTGGGTATTTTTTAGCAAGTGCTAATTTTGGCACCTTAAGAGTTTTGAAAAAATCCCAGATAGGCCGCGTGTGAGGGGGCCAAGCGATAGTTCAAGTTTTAGTAGTCTGCTAACCCCCCTGTATTATACCATACATATCTTGCCCGCGTCAAGCGGGCGGCGATTGATTTTTTCTATCGTGTGTGCATAGGCAATAGAAAAATACAATTGGCAATCGCTGTTTGTTGTGCTATACTAGAGACTCATCGTTAGGAAAGGAAATCGAAATGACTGCAAAGACTGTGAACTATACCCCTGAGCAAACTGCTAGCATGATTGCTGACTATCAGGCTGGCGTTAGCGTTGAAAAAATTGCTAGCGATCTTGGCAAGACTGTGCGTAGCGTGGTTGCTAAACTCAGCCGTGAGAAGGTATATCAACCTAAGGCTTATGTCAGCAAGACTGGCGAGAAGCCTATCAAGAAGGATGTTCATGCTGACTTCATTGGTAATGCACTTGGCTTGTCTGAGAATGATGTAGACTCTCTGACCAAGGCTAACAAGACTGCGCTTCGCGCAATCGCTGATTTTATCAGGGCTGAGAAATCCTGAGTAGGTTGCAGGGGCTTTATGCCCCTGCTATAATTGACAACATGAAACTACTTCACGCACTCATCGCACACATGGGCATCACAAAGCCCGTGACTGTTACCATCAAAACCCGCAGGGGCAAAGATGCTGACGCATTCTATCTGCCACACTATAGCGATAGGACTGCTAAACTAATCGGCCATAAGATTACCATTTACACCGAGGACACTAGCCGTGATTTTGATACACTACTGGCACATGAACTAATACACGCTAAACAAGAAGAAATGCGGGTTGCCGAAATACACGGCGATATATTCAAGCATTGGGCTTCGGACTTGGAAACTAATTTCGGGTTGCGTGAGATATTTATTTTTGATGTTGACCAAGAATAACCCCAAAGACCTTAGGGTCTTTGGGGCGCCATTTTACTATAGTAAAATGGGCCGTGTCAATAGGGACAAACACCTATGTTGTATTTTTGCACAGGGTGTTGCAGGGTCGCTTTTTTCGTGTATAATGAACACATAAACAGGAGAACAGATATGTTTCTGAGAATGCAGATTGCAATTGCAGTTGCCCGTAAGTTGATGCAGGTTACGGGAATGGGTATACATGATGCTTGCAGAATTGTGGGCAACAGGTATAATGTTGACGCTAGCAAAGTTTATCGCGAACTGACTCACTGAGGAAATTATGAACTACACTTTTGACGAACGCGAAGTTTCTGATTTGCACAAGGATGCATATGGTTTTCGCCCAAGCTATGACTTTTGGCGCGAATGGGAATTGTCGGATATGGATGGCAAGCAAGCCATTTGGGATAGCATGATTGATTCGCTAGAATCTGATGATGCCGATCCTGGCGATATGGACGGCGACCACGCTAGCGCATTGGCTAGCGTAGGTTGGGGTACTGATGAGGACTATGGCTTTGCGGGCGATGACTGGTAAAGCAAATAACCCTACAATGTGTAGGGTTATTTGCGCCAAAATTATACTCTATAATTTTGGCCCGTGTCAATAGGTACTTTCACCTATGTTGTATTTGCGCACATTAGGGTTTGTCCTAGGTTGACATGGTTGGCAGGATCGCTATAATTTAAGACATGGAAACACGGAACTACACGCAAAAACAGATTGCAGAATTCGCAAAATTTTGTGCGCGTCATGGCTTGACATTCGCAAACATGATCGAGTATAATTCAGCATTGGCTCAATATTTCAAGGATTAATAAATGATTTCAAGGATTGCAATATATGACATGGATGGCACAATCGTTTGCTCACTGCATCGCTATCGTACCATTATTGATGCAAATGGCGAGCGTATTGATCTCAATTATTGGCGCGAAAATGAATATCGCGCGGGTTCTGATTCTCTGCTACCCCTTGCCGAAAATTACAAACGGGACTTGGCAGATACTAGCTGTTTTGTCGTTATCGCTACTGCCCGCATTTTGCGTTCCCCTGATATTGCATTTATATCTGAGAAACTAGGCGATCCTGATTATATTGTTTCTCGCCCTGATGGTGAAACTATTTCGGGTGGTACTCTAAAAATTAATGGTTTGCGTAAGGTTTTCGAAATGTTGCCTAATGTAGATCGTAATGATTGTGTATTTTACGAGGACAATGTAAGTTATCTAAAAGCGGTTTGCGATTACTTCAATATTCGCGGTGTTTATATTCCAAGCAAACAGGGTCATTAATATGTTCGAAGTTATTATGTGGTTTTTGGGTTTGGTTATATTTTTCGCGGTTTATTTTATATGGGAGTCGTGGTATATAAGCCGTGACTGATGTTTCACGTGAAACAAGCCCGTGTTGTTTTTTTACAACGCGGGCGCCAATTATACTAGTATAATTGCGCGCGTGTCAATAGGGAAAACCCTTGTTTTGCGATAAATTTTTTCTATGGGGTCGATAGAAAAATTCAATCGCTAGGGGCTTGACAAGGTTTCGGATATGCCCCATAATTCACATTGTTTATCACTCAGGACTAATTAAATGTCACGCAAACAGTATTTCGCAATTCTCGATACCGAAACTACCATTAATGATACTGTTGCAGATTTTGCAATTGTTATTTGTGATCGTCATGGTAATATTTATAACCAATGCGCGGTTTTGGTTCACGGGCATTATGATTCGATGGAATTGTTCCATGATAAAAATACTAATGACATTTGGGGTTATGCGGGTTTGCAAAAACGCAAAGCGCAATATTCTGCAATGCTAGATTCTGGCGTGCGTATGCTTGCTTCAGTTAATGCTATTAATAAATGGATTAATCAAGCCATTGGCAAATATAATCCTACCCTTACCGCATATAATCTTGCGTTCGATATTGCAAAATGTGCTAATACTGGTATTGACCTTACTAGTTTTAATAATCGCTTTTGTTTGTGGCAAGCCGCAATCGGTAATATCTGCAATACCAAAAAGTATCGCCAGTTTTGCCTTGATAATCACCTATTCAATAATGTTAGCAAACACGGCAATATGACTTTCAAAACTAATGCCGAGGTTGTTTGCGGTTTTATCAATAATAATATTATTGACGAACCACATACTGCGCTCGAAGATGCGCGCGATTTTGAATTGCCTATTCTCGCCAATATTATCAAAAAGCGTGATTGGCAATCTAAAGTTATTGCATACGATTGGCAAAAGTTTCAGGTAAAAAATCATTATGTTGCGCGTTAATACTAATAAATTTTTGTGGACAATTCTACTGTTGTTGTTTTTATACACGGAAAAACGATATGATATTGACGATCATTTCGAAATGCCGTATAATAAGCAAACAACAGTAGATGAAATATATCGAGGTTAATCATGGAAATACTAGGTTGGATTGGTTCTATATTATTGGCATTTTGCGGTTTACCGCAAGCCATAGAATCCTATAAAACAAAATCCTCGGCTGGATTAACTTGGGGATTATTGGCAATGTGGTTTGCGGGTGAGGTATTTACCTTTATTTATATTTTGCCCAAAATGGATTTGCCACTATTATTTAATTATACTGCCAACATTATATTTCTCGGCATTATTATTTATTTTAAACTGTACCCGAAAAAATAATTATTTTTTCGGGTATTTTTTTATGCTCTGTGTAAGTAAGCGCTCACTTCGGCGGCGCCAATTTTACTAGTAAAATTGAGCCCGTGTCAATAGGTGTTTTCCCCTATGTTGTATTTTTGCACAGGGGCTTGCGTGGTCTGAAAAATTCTGTATAATTGTGGACATGGACAGACAGAAGCTACAACAATTTCTAACCCGTCAAACCGACAGGGTTTGGGGTAGGCTTTGCGAAAGCTATCCAAAACTGGTAAAATATAATCCGCCCATTATTAAATTGAATGGTAGATTGTGGCGCACTGCGGGTTATTGCTATCAAGAAAAAAATACTGTAGAATTAGGATATAAGTTTTTTATTGCAAACCAAGATTATTATCGTGAAATGATTGAAGTTATTTTACCGCATGAAATTATTCACCAAGCCGATTATAATTTATTTGGCGAATCTGAGAAAAAATGTGGACATGGTAAAAACTGGCGTGCTATAATGGAAACCTACGGATTACCCGCAAACAATTATCATTCAATGGAGATTTCGAGATGATTTTAGATATTATTGGCTATTCACTTTTAGCCCTTCATTTTTCTAGCCCTATTTGGGCAGATAAATTAATGGATTATATAGAAACCCATAAAACTCATATTGAGGCTAAAAAGCATGATTAATTTAATTTCTTGGTTTGGTACATTTACCAGTATATTTGGCAGTTTTTTGGTTGCCATGCAATATATTCAAATTGGTTATATTGCATTTATATTTGGTTCTGCCAGTTGGCTATATGTTGCATTTAAAACTAATAATCGTTCGCTTTTGGTTTTAAATACTACATTTTTTGTAGCCAATATAATCGGAATTTATAACGCTTTTAAATAATAATAACCCTACTGC